TATGGAAAAGGAGAAAAAATGAAAAAGAAAAAGAAAAAGAAAAAAGAAATAGTAAGACATGAAGATTGTGGACATGAAGAAGATAAATTAAATTCTGTTTATATGTTTCATCATACTAAACATGACTTACATTTATTTATTAATGCACACTACTTAGATGAAGCAATGGCTAAGTTTGATTTGTGTAATTTTAAAGATAGAAAAGACTGGAAGATTTTCTTAGAGTGTGGACATCAACCAGCATAATAACAATACAACCTATAGGTGAAAGGAACAAACAAGATATGTCTAAACCATTGATATTATTGAATAAAAAATATTTTATTTCAATGTTCACTTGGCAAATGTTTATATGTATAATAGATGTACTGTCTCTAATTAAGACAGCAATTCACAATACAACTAAACATTTTATAGGACATATCTATGAGTAATAAATTCTTTTTGAAAAAATCTTGGGTCAATGTGGATGTATGTGTTGAAGATTATTACAACTCAGGCACAACACTTGAACAAATACAAGAGAATTTAAATTGGAGTCCTTATTCTAACATAGTAAGTAGAGATGTTAAACTTGCTAGACATACTGTTGAGGAGATAGATGAAGAAACATACAAAGAGAAAGTCAAAAAATCCAATGGCTTATCTTCTAAGGAAAAGACAGTATCAGTTAAAGATTGTAAAGAATAAGAAAAGAAAACTCTTAGAAAAATTGTTTGATAAAATGAAATATGATACTGAATAAAGATATCCCATCAGGAATAAACTATAGTCAAGGTGAAGGTTCAGCTATAACACCATGTGTTTTATTATATAGGTGTGTTATAGTTAGAGCAATCATGGATGGACTTGATGTTGACATTCATGCGTGGGGTAATGCAAGAAAAAATATAATCAAAGAAGCAATAGATTGGTTCTCCATTCAGGATGAACAATTCAAATTAGTTTGTGACTATGCAAACTTAGACCCATCATTTATAATTAAAAAATTCAATCAACTCAAGGAAGCTAACGCAAAGAAATTATTTAGAAATAAAAATCTAAATAAATTCTTAACCCATTATATCTGTAGCTTTCATGAAGACCCAGCAACAAGGAATAGTTTCAATGGTTAAGAATACAAAGTTTGATTTAGATTTAGAGTATGGACAGATAAGAGAAAAGAGAATAGAGAACTTACTTAAAGGTGGTAAGATAGAAATTAAAACAGAGAGAAGCTGGTGGAGAAAGACTGGCAACATAGCAATAGAGTATGAGTATAGAGACAAACCAAGTGGTATATTTAAAACAGAATCTAAATGGTGGTTCCATGTTTTAGAAATGGATAACAATGAACATTGTATATTAGTGTTCAGAGTATCAAGATTAAAAAAGATAGTTAATAAATATAAGAAGACACATACAAAAAACATAGGAGATTATAGAGCAAGTAAGTGTGTTGTTATACCTATTAAAGAATTGTTTACTGAAGGATGTTATAAAATATAAAGGAGAATAATGAATATAATATATACAGGTGCAGGAGTAGTAAGCATTGTATTAGTAATTACTGTATTAATTTATATTATTAGTGTAGGAATATAGTTATGGGAATGATGGATGGTGGTACAAACTTTAAAGACATATGCCATAAGTGTGATGCAATAGAAAATGGTGGTACTATGAAGAGACATATACATGATAGAAATAAAAAGATTTGTAATGAGTGTTTAAATAAATTAGATGATGAAGGTAATAGAGAAGAGTTTAATAATTATGTTTATGCTTCCCAATTAAAGACAGGATTATTTTAATGCCAAGAAATATAATATTATTTTTTATGTTATTAACCATTACAGCTTTACTATTAAGTAGTTGTTCAACTAATAATAGTAAAACTAAAAACTTTCCATTAAGTATTGTTAAGAAAATATTAACAGGTTTAGATTAATGTTTAATATATATGAAAAAATAATTGGTTATTGTTTATTATTTTATATGGGTTATATATTATTTCATATGATAGTAGGTACTTTTAAATAGTTATGAATAAGAATGAAGATATAAAAGACGCAATAAGATTATATAAAGAACAAGAGATATGGAAACATATGACAACAAAAGAGTTGGCTGAATATTTAATTCCATGTATAGCTTTAAATCAGTATCATGTATTTAGATATGAGACTACTGGTGTTGCTTATGCTATAACTAACTGGGCATTTCTAAGTGATGAAGCACAAGAAAGATTTAAAAAGACAGGAAGATTAGAAAGATTTGATTGGGATAGTGGTAAGAATGTATGGCATATAGATACTATTAACAATCATAAAGGATGGTTAAATAAAATTTATGGATGGACAGCAAAACATTTTCCTACTTTTTTAGATGATAATGAATATGTTAACTGGATACGAATAACTAAATCAGGAAATGCAATTAGAGGAGTGAATAGAATTAAAGTAAAAGATGGGGTGAAAAAATTTTTAAATGAGTGAGAAAGATTTAATAAGAGAATATAAGAATACTATTGCATCATTAACACAAGAAAAAAATGACGCAATAAAACTGGCTTCGGAAAAAGATTCTAAGATAAAACAATTACTTATTCAAATTGAAAACTGTAATGGTGATACTCAAATTATGGGTAAGAAAATTGCTGAACTAGAATCTAAACTAAAGAAGAAACAAAAAATCAAAAGAGTAATAGATGAAAAGATAACAGAAATCCTTGAAAACACTAGCGATTCTGATGAAAAAAAAGATAGTACAAGTGTTGACAAGGAGGGGTCTGATATGTTAAAAGATGTCTATGAAAAATGATAAATTTAAATTTAACAATAACAATAAAGGAAAAAACATATGGCAATAATTGAAGGCACAGCATACTGGGCTTCTCTGACACGACCAAACGAAAAGTTTGAACCTATGTGGAGAATTGATTTAGCAGTTGATTCAAAATCTGCAGAGGACTTTAAAGGTCAAGGGATTTCAGTAGCAGAAACAACTGTTGATGAAAAAACAATACCTAATATAATTAGGTTTAAAAGAAAAGTAAGTAAAGCTAATGGAGATAAGAATACTCAACCACAATTAGTGGATGCAGATAAGAAACCATTAGATAAAATAGTCGGTAATGGAAGTAGAGTTAAGGTAATGTATAAACCTTATGAGTGGAACTTCAAAGGTAAGAAGGGAATAGGGTTAGACCTACAAGCTGTCCAAGTACTAGACTTAATAGAGTACACACCAAAAGAAGACTTTGATGTTGAATCTGGAAATACTTCTAATGGAAGTGTTGACAACATTAAAGAATTTTAGTATAGTCACGCAGTCATAAAAGTTATGGCTGTCATTTTTCTACTCCTAGGACTGTCGGCTTGTAGTTGGTCGGCAGTCCTTTTTTATTTGAAAGGAATTTAATTTAATGAGGGTGCATATGAATGAAGAAAATAAAAATGGATTTGTAAAATATCATTTACCATGTCCATTATGTAATAGTAGTGATGCAGTATCAGTTAATGCTGACAACTCTGCTTACTGTTTCTCATGTCACGAATACATGAGAGAGTATGATACAGACCAACAACCTACTGTTGTAAGTAAACAAAGAGAACCACAAACAAAACTAAATCAATCAGACTTTGCAGAAATTGTTGATAGAAATATCAAAACAGATACTTGTAAAAAGTATGGAGTGACTGTTAAGATAGATAGTATGGGTAATATAACTAATCATTATTATCCTTATCATGATAAACAAGGTTCAAAGATAGGAACTAAAACTAGGTTTACTAAATTAAAAGAGTTTAGTATTCAAGGTAATACAAAACATTCTGGTTTATTTGGTGAACATTTATTTAATAAAAATAAATATATAATTATAACTGAAGGAGAATTAGATTGTCTATCAGCTTATCAAATGTTTAAGACAGATAAGTATGAGACACCAGTTGTTAGTATTAAGAATGGAATTACTTCTGCAGTTAAAGATATAAAGAATAGTTTAGAATGGTTAGAAAATAATTTTGATAATGTCATTATTAATTTTGATAATGATGAACATGGAATTGATGGAGCATTAAAGGTAGCTGAATTATTTAGCCCAGGGAAATGTAAGATTATGCATTTACCTAAAGATTTAAAAGATGCTTCAGATTGTTTAACTAAAAATAAAATACAATCTTATGTAAAATCTTTTTGGGATGCAAAAGTATTTGCACCAGATGGAATTATAAATGCTAACATTTTATTTGATGAGATTGCTAAACCAACAATACAATCCTTTGTTCAATATCCATTTGAACAGATGAATAAGATAACATATGGTATAAGACCATCCGAGTTAGTGACATTTACTGCTGGTAGTGGACTAGGTAAAACTCAAGTAATGAGAGAGATAGTCCATCATATTATTAAATCAACTAAAGATAATATTGGTTTGTTAATGTTAGAAGAAACACCAGTAATAACTTCAAAAGGTTTAATGAGTGTTGAAGCAAATCAAAGATTACATTTACCAGATGTTCATGTTAGTAAAGAAGAATTAAAAACTTATTTTGATAAGACAGTAGGTACTGGTAGAGTATATATGTTTGACCATTTTGGTTCTAACTCAATTGATAATATAGTTTCAAGAGTTAGATTCTTAGCTAAAGGTTTAGACTGTAAGTATGTGGTGATAGACCATGTTAGTATTATTGTATCAGACCAAAGTCATGGTGATGAGAGAAGAGCATTAGATGAAATCATGACTAGATTAAGAACTCTTGTTCAAGAGACTGGTGTTGCTATGATGGTTGTGTCTCATTTGAGAAGACCAGATGGCAAAGGACATGAAGAGGGAGCAGCAACATCACTATCACAATTAAGAGGGTCGGCTAGTATAGGTCAGCTTTCAGATATTGTTATAGGATTGGAGAGAGACGCACAAAATGATGACCCAGATATTAGAAATACAACGAGGGTCAGAGTATTAAAGAATAGATTTTCAGGACTGACTGGACCTTGTTGTAATTTACAGTATAATAATGATACTGGTAGATTAATTGAGGTACAATCAGATGACTTTTAATAAAGTAATATTTGATATTGAAACAACTTTAACTGCAGATAAAATCTGGTGTATAGTTTGTAAAGATGGAGATACATTTTATCAATTCAAAGAAAATAATTTACATAGGTTTGAAGAGTTTATAAAACAAACTAAAGAAGTTATAGGTCATAACATAATTGGATTTGATATACCAGTACTGAATAGATTTTTTGGTTATGACTTATTTAAAAATTGTAAGATAACAGACACACTTGTTCTATCTAGATTATTAAATCCTATGATAGATGGTGGACATTCATTAAAGAATTGGGGAATTAAACTTGGACATAGTAAGATTGAGTTTGAACAATTTGATTTCTTTAGTGAAGATATGTTAAAGTATTGTAGAAATGATGTAGACTTAACACAAAGACTATACAATTTTTTAATTAAAAGAATAAAAGATTTTGGCTATTCAATTGAGTTGGAACATGAAGTTGCTAAGATAATTCAAAGACAACATGAAAGAGGATTTAAGATTGATGTTGTTAATGCTTATGGATTACAAGCTAAGTTTCAAGAAGACATGAATGAATTACAAAATAAAGTTAGGGCAACATTTCCTCCATTAAAAATTGAAGAAGTGTTTGTACCTAAATCAAATAACAAAGCAAGAGGATATGTAAAGGGAGTTCCTTTTACTAAAGTTAAGTATAAAGAATTTAACTTAGGTTCAAGGCAACAGATAGGTGAACGACTAATGAAGCTTGGTTGGAAACCTAAAAAGAAAACTGATAAAGGTCATGTAATTGTAGATGAAAAAGTTTTATCAGAGATAACAGATATACCTGAAGCTAAGTTAATAAACGAATACCTTATGCTTCAAAAAAGAATTGCCCAAGTCTCCTCATGGGTAGAAGCAATTAAGGAAGATGGTAGAGTACATGGCAAAGTAATTACCAATGGTACAATTACAGGGAGGATGAGTCATCAAGCACCCAACATGGCACAAATTCCTGCTGTGTACTCACCATATGGAAAAGAATGTAGAGGATTATGGGTAGTTGATAAAGGAAATAAATTAGTAGGTGTGGATGCATCTGGACTTGAGTTAAGAATGTTAGCACACTACATGAACGATAAGGAATACACAAATGAAATCATTAATGGAGATATACACACAGCAAATCAAGTGGCTGCTGGTCTTCGGTCAAGGGATGAAAGCAAAACTTTTATCTATGCCTTCATCTATGGAGCAGGGTCAAAAAAAATTGGAAACATCATTGGAGGTTCGGAAGCAGATGGCAACCGAGTTAAAGAGAAGTTTCTTAGAGCAACACCAAGTCTTAGAAGCTTACGAGAAAAAGTGGATGCAGTTGCTAAGTCTAACAGAAGATGGCTTAAAGGACTTGATGGAAGAAGAATCATCATCAAACACCCACACGCAGCCCTAAATAGTTTATTACAAGGTGCTGGTGCGTGTGTTATGAAAGTTGCATTGATATTATTAGATGAATATGTTAAGAATAAACGAATCAAAGCTTATCCTGTAGTAAATGTACATGATGAATTTCAATATGAAGTTGAAGAAGGAAGAGCAGAAGAGTTTGGTAGACTAGCAGTTCAAGCTATAAAGGATGCTGGTAAAAAATTAAAATTAAGATGTGAATTAAATGGAGAATATAAAATTGGAAACAACTGGGCAGAAACGCATTGATACAGTAGCAACTGATATTAAAAAATTAATTGCTGATATATCTAATGGTAAACCTGCACCAATAACAGAAGAGAACATGAATAGTTTTCTTAATAATATTAAAGAAGCTATGATTGCATGGAATACTCCACCTAAAAAAGAAAAGTATGATGGTGTATTAAGAATGAGTATCTTAGGTAAACCAGCTAGACAATTATGGTATGATAAGTATTCACCTAAAGAAACAAAAGAATATGATGCAAGTAATAATTTAAAATTTTTATATGGACATATTATAGAACACTTACTATTATACTTAACAGAATTATCTGGACATAAAGTAGAAGACAGACAAATGAAAGTTAAAGTAGATGATGTTAAAGGACATATAGATGCTAAAGTAGATGGAGAAATATGTGATGTTAAGTCTGCTTCACCTTTTAGTTTTAAAAAATTTAAGAATGGTGAACTATTAAATGATGACCCCTTTGGATACCATGCCC